TACGTGTCCGGTACCACCCGGTTTTTCCACAGCGGTGTTTCTAAACTGGCCCGCCAACCTTATGTGTTGGATTATTTTGCCTGTTGTTCTAAAAGAGCCTGACGCAGTTTGTCTGATCCGCCTACACGAACGTTGATGATACCGTTATAATACTCATCTGTTTCTAAAACTCTACGTTCGAACTGTTCTCTTGCCTCTATGTAGCTCATTTCTGCTCTGCTTTTGCAAAAGTAAAGTACTTCTCTTGTGAATTTATCAGTGCCTAGTGCTGCTACATCTTCGTTTAGCCTGTCCGACGATCCCCAATAGTCTCGCCAATCGCTTTCTTTGTAGCCTCTGCGTTTGTTCTTTTTGCCTTTAAGCGGTGGTTTGGTGGTTTTAAAACGTGCTAGTTTTTTGCCTACGTATTTTTTGTTATTGAGTAGATTGGTAATAAGATATACAAAGCCTTCGATCTCTTCTGGTATTTCTGTGACTTCTTTACCTTTATATGTCCAATTCATACATTAATTATTTTTTGGATTTACTCTACGTGCCTCTTTTGGATTATTTCTTGCTCTGCCATCTTTTACATGCCTGCGGTGTTCTTCCATTATTTCATCACGACGTATTGAACACAATAACTTTATCTCGTTTAGCTTTTTTCTTACTATGCGCCGCCTAGTTTCAGCAGGACGCTGCTGAAAATCTTCGTTTAATGCAAAATAATCTAGGTATGCCTTAACAAGTTTGTCGTGTGTATCGTCTTCGATTGTCATTCTACTACATCAATATCGTTTGCGTAACTGGTAAAGCCGTTTTCTTTAATAACTTTCAACACATTATTAACTCTACCAACCAGTTCGTCTTTGTGCGAGATAAGAAAAATGTTTTTGCTACGTTCTCTTCCCATCTTTTTTAGAACTCCTAAGCTATTTTCAACTCCTGCTGTATCCATTCCACTATCAATGAGCTCGTCGATAAACAACAAGTTAATGCTTTGGTATAAACTTTCCCAAACATCGCGGAAAGCAAAGCTCAGACCTAGTATTAAACGATTACGCTCACCTCTTGACAAGTTATCAAAGTCCAAGTCCTGACCTAGCTGTGTAATTTCAACACTCAGGTCATTTAAAAACGCAACTTGATGTGGTAACCCTAGTTTATCAAGGTAATATGTAAGTCTGTTGTTTAGATACGCTAAGTTTTGATCAATAATCTTTTTTCTAATAAATGAATCTTTATTGGTTAACAGTTTAAGCAAGAAATCCTGATGTTCTTTAAGTTCTGTTAACTTATTAACACCTGACCAGTCGATTACTTGCAATGCAGTGTTTTTTAAATCGTCTATCTGTGCTTGATACGGATCTTCTTCTTGTTCTTTACGCACGATCGCTGCTTGTAGGTTGTCTACGTTGTTTCTATGCTCGTAGGCTTCCTTTGCAGTTTCATAAAATGTGTTCGGCTTTGCATTAACATCACCGATTTCAGTTAATTCGTTGTTGACTTTTTCAAATTTGTCTGCAACCTCGGACAGATATTTCATAGCGTCTGACAATTCTTTATCTTTTTTTGAAAGAATTTCCTGTTTTTTATTATCATGCAATGCTTGACCACATGCATAACACACAGCATCGTCTAGTTCTTTGATGTCTTTTTGTACTTTCTGAACACTAGTATCTGCTCTAGTAAGTGCAGTTTCAAGAGTTGCATGTTCTTTCTTTAATGCATTAACACGAGTATTACGATCGTTCCACTTTAACAGTTGATCATGCAAATCCAACTCGACTTCGATGTCAAGTTTTGCAAGTTCTTCTAATGCAGTCGATAGATTTTCAATATCCTGCTTTCTTTTTATTTCCCATGCACGTTGACGACTTATCAGAGTGTTAATACTTTGACCAATCTTTTCGTTGCTGGATTGTACAGCATTAATCTTTAATGTTTCTTCTGTTATAAGATCTTTTGTAAATTTAACTTGATCTTTTAACAAGTTTGCTTTTTCGGACAGGATAGTAATGCCAAGAAGCTGTTCAATGATTTCTCTTTGGTCATTTGTTCGCATACTAAGGAATGGTTCAGTGTATGTATTAAGTGCTACAACATGTTTAAACATATTGTGGCTCATTCCTAGCAAGTCATTGATAGTTTTTTGAGTTTCTCTGCTATCGCCTTGGCTTTCATCAGCAGATTCATCAATTTGTTGAATGTCGTTTACATAAAACTTTAAGATGTTAGGCGATCTTCCACGCTCGATGCGATATAGTATACTGTTTTTTTCAAAGTTAAGGGTAACCAACATACCTTTGTTATTGGTTTTATTGATTAAATTGTTCTTTTTAATACTAGTTAGTGCTTGTCCATACAATGCATACGACAGTGCGTTAACAATAGTAGTTTTTCCAGTACCGTTACGTGAACCAGTATCGTCTCCACCTTGATCTAAGTTTTCACCAAGCACTAACGTAAGCTGTTCACGATTAAAGTCGACAGCTTGGGTAACATTACCCACACTCATAAAGTTCTTAACAGTCAAATCCTTGATGCGAATCATTGTAGTTCACCATATATGTTCAGTAGTAGATTTTTATTATAGTTTTCACTGTCTATAGACATGATCTCGTTGCTTACAATTTGATCTACACTTTCAAATTGTGCAATATCGAGTTCTGTAGTGATTTCTTCAAGTTGTTTTTGTGGAATAAGAGTTATCTCTCTGCATTTATACTGTTCCATGAATGTTTCTTTTACAAAACTTGCTTCTTCGTAGCTAATAGGCAGGTCGAGTGTAACACGCAGATACATGTTAGGCTTGATAAGCGTATCCTTCTCGTCGATTAGCTGTGATAGTTTAATTGTACGATACTTTGGACAATCCGGCCAATCAATGTACCGAGGTTCTGCATCGTTTTCACGATCCAGTATCATCATTCCACGTGCATCATCCCATGCATCAGCATAGTTGTGAGGAAATGCATTACCGATGTAGTGTATCTTGCCTTGTATTTGTCGTTTATGAAAGTGTCCACTAAACACATACTCTTGGTTCTTGAAGTGTTCTGCTTTGAGTTCGCCGTGGTCTGGCATCTGCACCATAGCATTCATATAAAACGAAGGAAGTTCGAAGTGTCCAAACACGTACTTTGCTTGCAACTTCTCTACTTGTTTCCATTCTTCGTTAACTAGCCACGGAACAAGTGCTACATCATCAAATACTGTAACGTCGTTAATTACTGTAATACCAGGAATGTGTTTTGCAAACTCAGTTGACTTGATGTCTCTTGCATCTTTGTAATACAAGTCATGATTGCCAGCAAATATATAAAAGTTTTCAAATGCAGCCCCGAGTTTTTCCAACGCCCTAAGCCCGCTATCCATTGTTGTTAGGTTAAGACTGTTTCTATTATGATTCCAGTCTCCACAAAACAATCCTGTGTCGCAGTTATTTTCTTTAGCGGTTTGAATAAACCAATCAACAAAGTCTTCACAGTCTTGATTGTGAATCTTAGAGTTACCTTTCATACCAAAATGTATGTCAGTGAACACTGCTGCCTTTTTAAACAATATAGATCTCCGTATTAAACTAAAGTATAGCGAGTATGTCTTTGATTGTCAACAATTATTCTTCTTGAGAATCTATATAACGTTTTGTAGCAGCTTCGAACTCGCCTTGGTACTGTCTAGTAAAGCTAGGATTTAAATTATTCATTTCTAAAATGTCATCGCGAATATTTTGATTGCGTTTTTCTAGGTTTATAACACGAACAAAGCTGTTAGTTACGGCTGCGGTATAATATGCAAACGGATTATTAGATTTTGATTCGTCAAACTGCAATCCTATCTGTGTTAGCTGTAGTACTGCTTGACCTTTCATTTCGTCATTGTATGTATAACCACGGACATTTCCTCTTGTAGCATAACGCTCACACAGTTTCATCCACATAAGTGCAAGTTTTCGTGTTGCCACACCGTGTTCTTTGGAAAAATAACCATTCTCCATGCCACCTACCCAATGACTTTTACCCACGCACACTAGTTCACCGTCTTCGTTAAACTTCCAATGTTGAAAAGGTGGGAAGTTTAGTTTTATCTTACCATCGGCTACACTTTTTGGGTTTTTCTTTCTACCGGGTTCGTCAGGTATGTGATCAAATGTCATAACTCTAAATACTAAATCAGTTTTTTTAATCGATTTAATATCTATTTCACAATCCGATAGTTTTATCTTGTTGTTTTCTATTTTTTTAATTTCGTAGTCTTTTGAAGACAATCGTTTTGCTCTATTTTGTTTTGCTTCTATAACAATTTTAGAAGTAATTTTAGAAACATCCGAGACAATTATGTCGTACTCTGAAAATTCTGGATCAGTAAAACTCGAAAATGTGTTTTTACTTTTATGTATTTCTGCTAGCATATCTTTGTTATTTAAATAATTGACTTTTTTCATCTTTTTCCTTATAGAGTTAATACTAATATAATATATGCACTTAATTTTGTCAACTAAATACATAAGGAGAATAATATTATGAGTTTACTTTCGTCCTTTGATAAGTTTGTAAAAACAGTTTCGTCTACAGCTACTACAGTTGGTAATTTTGTTAATCAAGTGTCCGGCACAGTAAACGGAATAAAAAATGTAACACAGATTATATCTAATCCGGCAGCATTTATGTCGTCGCTGAGATTAGGAACCTTTCCTTCGGGTGCTCAATACGTTGCGTCAAATACATCGTTTGCATCTTGGGGAGGCACTGCTCAATCTGCCGGATCGGACTGGAGAGTAAGAATTCATCTTCCAACTAGTATTCCTTCCTTTGTTAATTCTGCTTATTTAGAGCCGTTACGTGCTTCAGATAACTGTATGGTATTTCCTACTACTCCGCAAGTTTTGGTAACTCATTCTGCAAGTTATAATAATTTACAACCCTTACATACTAATTATCCCTTTCCAATATATCAAAGTAGTTCAGTTGAAGATATTACAATTACTGGAGAGTTTCCTGTAGAAAATGAAAAAGACGGACAGTATTGGGTAGCCTGCGTACAATTTTTAAGATCAATTACAAAAATGTCTTACGGTAGTTCTCCGAATAGAGGATCACCTCCGCCACTGGTTCATTTAAGCGGATACGGCGACTTTATTTTTAACAAAACACCAGTTATTGTTAAAATGTTTAATCTTGATTTACCAAATGGTGTTGATTACATAAAAGTTCCGATTGCACAATCTGTTGCAAACGAAATAGGTTCCGGTACATATACCTATGTTCCTACACTTTGCACATTTAGTATTACAGTACAGCCGGTGTTTAGCAGAGATAAGCAAAGACAATTTAACTTGGATAGTTTTATACAAGGTGGATATGTTAAAGAGGAAGGATTTATTTAATGGAAGTTAGTTATGCAAAAACAAGTCCGTGGCAGTTAACACAATTAAATTCTACAAACTATCTTGATATAATGGTAAAAAGAGACATACCGGCATTGTCGGATGATTTGGTTTTTGAAATTACTCCTCAGTATACATACAGACCAGATTTGCTAGCTTACGACTTGTATGGTAGTTCAAAACTGTGGTGGGTGTTTTCTATCAGAAACATGGATATAATTAAAGATCCTATTTTTGATTTTGTTGCGGGTACTAAGATTTATGTTCCAAAAAAATCAACTCTTATTACAGTTATAGGAATCTAACATGGGAATACTTTTAAATCCACTAGGAAAGTTTGTATCTTACAACTATGTGTGGACGTTAAGTGCATTAAACGTTAACGAAGTAAACAGCACAGGATTACCTGGCGCTGGAAATATTCCTATAATACGTTCGAGTGGGTTACCTGATAAAACTATTACAACTGCGGCAGAAGATGCAGCAGGAATAAAAGTAGAATACTTTATCGACAACATTTCTATAGACAGTCTTATTTCTAACAACCCAGGAACAAGTACATCTGTTGCAACAAAAATTACATTTCAAGTTACAGAACCTTACAGCATAGGATTATTTTTACAAACACTACACCTTGCATCAAAATCTGCAGGTTTTGAAAATTATATCGAAGCACCTTTTTCCTTATCCTGCGAGTTTGTAGGCTACGACGACTCAGGCAAAGTAACCAGTCAAGTAGAGCGCAAGACTTTTGTAGTAAAACTTGTAAACTTGACTTTTAAAGTAGATGCCAGTGGATCTGTGTATGACATTGAATGTATTCCTTGGAATCACAGTGCGTTTACTGACGAAGTTCAAAATGTAAGAACAAGTGTAAAAATATCAGGAATTACTGTTGAAGAAATATTAAAAACCGGTGAAAAGAGTCTACTAAGAGCAATAAACTATCCCCAAGAAGAAGCAATGGGACGAAAGGTAATACTTCAAAACGACGTATACGATATTAATTTTGTAACAAACAGCACAGGACCGTCGTCTGGAAGTTTATATAACACCGGAACTGTAAACGGATCTTCGTTTGCCACAAGCAACATTAGCAAAGATTTTGATTCTTACGGAACATCTGGACTTGCTTCATTGAGTCAGGTATACAATCCAAGCACAGGGATTATAATGCCTACATCAATAAATGACATCACTAGAACATTTCAGTATTCTCAAAATACAAAAATTGAAAAAATTATAGAAGATGTATTGTTAACCAGTGAATGGGGACAAGGACTTATTAGTAGAAGTCCTAACAGTAAAGGAATGATCCCTTGGTTTAAAATATTTTCGAGAGTTAATATATTGTCTCCTGACAATGGTCAAGGACGTCCTGCATTAAACTATATCTACGACATTTACGAGCAAGAAGTTCATGTTAGTCAAATTGCACCAAACACCTCAGAACAAAACTATGTAGAACTAGCAGGTGACTGTGTTAAAGCATATTTTTATTCCTATACAGGGTTAAACACAGATGTACTTGACTTAGAATTTACAATTGATAACAGTTTCTTTAAAACATTAGCTGACCCGTCTATGGCTTCTGTTGCATCAACAGGCAGTGGACCTAGAACTATAACCAAAGAAATTGCCAGTATTGCCTCAAACGCACAAGTAAGTCGACTAATAGAAACAAATGGTGCAACGCCTGTAAACAAGGCAGTTTATACAACTGCTGATGCAACAGCACCGACTGGCGCAGCCATTGATGACGAAAAACGCCGTGTAGCAGAATTATTTAATAGAGCTATTTTAAACAGCGATGTTGACAACGTTACTCTTGATTTAAAAATATGGGGAGACCCGTATTATCTACCAGATGCAGATGCAGGAAATTATCAACCAGGAACACCTTACAGAAACATAACATCGAATAATTCTGTAAATTTTAGAACATCTGAAGTTGATATTTTATTAAACTTTTCTTCAGCACTTGACTACAAAGGAAACGGACTAATAATCGACAGTGCAAATGCATTTACTGGAATATACAAAGTTATCACATTAAACAGTAATTTCAGTAATGGACAATTTACAAATTCCTTGCATTTATTAAAAAGACCAAACCAAGATAATGCTACTAGGTCTTACGTACAATCTATAGTAGAACAATTGGTCTCGGGCGGCGGCTATACTGTTCCTGTACCTGCAGGCAGTGCAGCGTCTACTGATTTATTGTTCTCTGAAGTTGAAAAACTAAGTCAAGTGGTATCAAAGTTAGGATTCTTAAATATCATACCGACTAATTTACTAGGTGGACTATCAAATATACCAGGACAACTAGGACAAATTTTTGGAGTTGTTAATCAAGCAACACAGCTTATAAACAACGTTCAAAATTTAAGAACAAATCTACTACAAGCATTCCAGCCGTTAAACATAAAAGCACTAACAGAAATTCCTGTAGGGTCTGAAGGAATGCCAGTAGCATTAGCTCAGCTTACCGGATTAAGTCAGTCACAAATTGCTCAACAAATTTCCAGTGGTGCAATTGATATAAGTCAACTAGAACAACAACTAGGAAAATCTCTAAATGGACAAAGTCCTACACAAGTTGCAGCACTGCTTTCGCAAAATACAGCTAAAGTGCCTTCGACTGTGTTTCCAACTGGCGGACCCGGAACATTTAAATTACCAACAATAAAACAATTTACAAATTCACGACGATAAGGAATAATTTATGAGTACAAGACAGCCTATTAGGAATGTTACATCTCGAACTTCACACGCGGTACACCCTCCGTTAACGCCTGGCCCGTATCTTGCAAAGGTTGTAGGATTTTTAGACAAAAAGTATATGGGTGCATTAGAAGTACAACTTATCAAAACAACATCAGCGGGCGACTACGAAAACATAGATGAATCGACTGTAATTGTAAACTATGCGTCTCCGTTTTATGGCGTAACTTCTTTGGCAAACATAACAGGTGACGACAATTACAGAAGTTCACAGCAGAGCTACGGGTTCTGGATGGTTCCTCCGGATGTTGATACTAAAGTTTTAGTAATGTTTCTAGAAGGAGACAGATCGCGGGGATATTGGTTTGCATGTGTGCCTGACGAACATATGAATTTTATGGTACCTGACGGTCGCGCATCAACAGAACTAACAACTTCAGGAACACCTAGCAATCTACAAGGAGCAAAATTACCAGTAGGCGAGTATAACAAAGGCATTACAACCGAGTTACCTGATGACACAACACTAACAAGAAAACCTTATAATCAAGATTTTACTCAAGTATTAGAAGTACAAGGATTGCTATTTGACGAAGCTCGGGGATTAACAAGTTCTAGTGCTAGAAGAGAAATTCCTAGTGCAGTATTTGGATTTAACACCCCTGGACCTATTGATAAGAGACCCGGAGCACCTAGAGCAAAAATTGGTACAGCAGGAAACGAAGCAGAAGTTCATGTAAGTCGTTTAGGTGGCAGCAGCCTAGTCATGGACGACGGCGATGACAAGTTAATTAGAGAATTTCATGCAAGTGACGGTCCTCCTGTTTATAAAAATAAACTAATTGAAGAAGCCGGCGGCGACGAAACCATTCCTCATAACGAATTGATACGACTTCGAACTAGAACTGGCCATCAAATATTATTGCATAATTCAGAAGATATAATCTATATTGCCAATTCTCGAGGAACAGCATGGATCGAGTTAACGTCCGATGGTAAAATAGATATACATGCAGACGATAGCATCAGTATCATGTCAGACAATGACTTGAATGTTACAGCAGAACGAGATATAAATTTTGAAGCTGGCAGAAACATTAACATGAAAGCATCTGCACGGTTTAGTGACGGAGCACAGATATTCAACGGAGCAGAATCGGGTCGTGTCCATATTGAAAGTGTGTACGATACTAGAATTGTTGCAGGAAGATCCTTCCAGTTTACTTCCAGCGAAAGTCTAGATTTAAATGTTGCTAGAGAAATTAAACTTACTACAAAGGGCGACATTAATATGTACGCCGAAGGCGGTAGCATATATCAAAAAGCAGACTTGAGTTTTCACCAAACAGCAGGACAAAGTTGGTATAGAAAAGCAGCAGGCGGTGATATAGTTGACATTGCAACAGGATCTATACATCAGCAACCTGGTGCAGACTTTCATATATATGCTCCTAACAATGTTTATATTTCTGCACTCGGTGGTCAGACCAGTATTAGTGCTTCTACTAGCATATACCTACAAGCAGACAGCAATCTTAATATTAAAGCCACAGGCATCTTTGCAACAGATGCAGGAGAAACACACATAAACGGCGGCTTGGCTGGCGCTGCCACACCGGCAGTTCAAAAAATCGGAGGAAATTCTCCTACAGCACCAAATGGTGCTTACTCGTTGCAGCCACTAACAACACATATATTGCCCTATGTTCCGCCTGGAGCGCAATTACCAATTCCATACGAAAGTATATTGTGCAGAGCGCCACAACGTGAACCGTGGACACATCATGAAAACATGAATCCTCAGGCATTTAAACGAGAAGAAACAGATAGAGAATTTGGCGGAGAACTTCCGTCAAGTGACAGAACAATAATACCGGACACATTTACAAGAGGTACTTCTAGTAGAAATACAACAAGTTGGGTAGAAGGTTCCGGCGGATACGGATTAGGTAGAACTGGATCTGAAGAAGACTACGGAGCATCACCACGCGGCGGCATAGCTACTTCACCTGCAAATCAAGGTCCTCTTGCAACAGTTAGAAGCAAAAGCGGTAAAACTGCACAGGTTGCCGAAGTATTTAAGGATGCGTTCCAAGGGTTTATCGACGACCTTGAAGCAACGGGTTATAAAATTAATGTTATGTACGGATACGCAAATAGAAATGCTATAGGACAAGGCGTAAAAAGTTATCATGCCAGCGGTGCTGCTATAGACATAAATCCTGCTACCAACGGGTATTACAAACCTAAACGAAATCCTACACCAACTGACATGCCACCTAATACTGGAGCACTAGCAGCCAAACACGGGTTAGGCTGGGGCGGAAATTGGAATAGTTGCAGTGACGCAATGCATTTTAGTGCAGCAAGACGTGAAGGTGGCGCATGGGATCTTCCGAGAGATGGTGTTATACCAGCACCGGTAAATCAAGATAACACATTGTCAACTGACCCAGATGCTGGTCCACAATAAGGAGTAAATCGTGCCTCAAATTACTACACAAGAAAAAGCATTACTTAACTTAATTGCAAAAGGTGAATCTGAAGGTACAGGCGGAGATCCGTATTGTGCATTATACCCGGGAAAAAATGATCCTAGAATAACTGAATTTACACTATCTCAAATTGATCAGTTTCAAACTGACAGAATTAATTCAGGTTATGCATCGAGTGCTTGCGGAAGATACCAATTTATAAGAAAAACACTAAGAGTAGCTGTATCAGAATCAGGACTTGATGCAGCTACTACTAGGTATAATAGAGATGTACAAGATTATTTAATTTTAGTTATTTTAAAAAATTCTAGAAGATTAGAAGCATGGAAATCGGGCTCGATTACAGATGCTGAATTTTGTTTAAATTTAGCAAAAGAATTTGCAAGTGTACCAGTTCCGTTTGATACACAAGGACATAAACGACCTGTTAGTAAAGGACAGTCGTACTACGCAGGCGACGGATTAAATCGAGCTCATCATAACCCGGATGTTTTTCTAGCTAACTTAGCAGATATTAGAAATGGCGGCCCCGGAACAGTTACCGAAGTTGATATACAGCAAGGCAACCTTGCTTACGAACCAACTGGAACTTCACAAAGAATGCAAACAGAAATTGCTGCTAATGGCGGACAACGTATCTTCGGAGGAAATGCAGCCGATCGTCCGTTGGTTTCTAGCAGACTTCCTACGCCTAGTAACGTGTATGTGTATGAAAAAATAGATCCTTATGATAATAGATATGACTTTAGGACAGGTAGAAAAGTAAGAGACATGTTGATAAATGGCATAAATCCTACATCAAACCAAACATTAATACCTGGAAACGGATTACCGTCGCCAAATGACATCGGCGGCAGGGGATATTCTGATAGCGAAACTGATGCTGCATTAAATGGAAGAAGTTCGTCTGATGGTAAGACTGTAACAAAAGTTAATCAAGTTAGTACTCCTGCAGGTGTAAAAACTATCACAAGCAAATATCAAACAGTAATGACTCCTGGAGGTGCTAGAGAAGTACTGGTCAGTTCACAAACAACAACTAGAGCATCAACAGGCACAACAACTGGACCCAATGTAGTCTATAGGCCACCGGTAACGCCAAAACCAATTGCGCCAACTAATCCAAGATCTACAGCGCAATAATAGGTAAATATAGCATGAGCACTTTAGAAAAAAATCTTTATAAAAATTTAAAAGTACAACCGCAGCTTGTGGCTTCTAATCCTATTACTAATAAAAGTTACAAAGGGATTAGTACAGTAAATCCCAACAATAAAGATTTTAAAAGCAGTGACATTGCACTAATTAAACAAGATATTGTTAACCATTTTCATATAAGAATGGGAGAAAAATTAGAAAATCCAGAATTTGGTACTATAATTTGGGATGTACTGTTTGAACCTCTTACAAACGACTTAAAAGAGAGCGTTATAAAAAACGTTACCGATATTGTAAATTATGATCCTAGAGTAAAGGTTGATAATATAGTAGTTGATCAGTATGAATACGGACTACAAATACAATGCACTTTACTTTATTTAGACTATAGCATAAGTGAAGAATTAGTTTTTAGATTTGACAGAGAAAACGGTCTACTTTAAAACTGCGCACTTTTTAAATCTGATAAATATTTTAATAGTTAAGGAACGTGCCAATGTCTTCTACAGATAGACAAAACAGATTATTACTTGCTGAAGATTGGAAAAAAATCTATCAAAGTTTTAAGTATGCAGATTTTAAATCATATGATTTTGACAATTTACGTCGAACAATGATTGAATATCTACGAGTAAACTATCCTGAAGACTTCAATGATTATATTGAATCGTCGGAATATCTTGCGTTAATCGATTTAATTGCGTTTTTAGGACAAAACATTTCGTTTAGAGTTGACTTAAACGCAAGAGAAAACTTTATTGAATTAGCTGAACGCAGAGAAAGCGTTTTAAGACTTGCACGTTTGCTTTCATATAATCCTCAGCGTAATAAAGCCGGAAACGGTTTGCTTAAATTTCAAAGTGTTTCTACATCAGAAAACATTACAGACAGTGCTGGCAGAAATTTAAGTGGAAAAACTGTTATTTGGAATGACAGTGTAAACACTGATTGGTACGAACAATTTACTAAAGTTTTAAATGCTGCTATGCCAGTGCAAAACACTTTTGGCAGACCTATTCAATTGGATAGCGTAGGCGGCATTTCTACAGAACAATATAGATTCAATTCTGCATCTACTACTACTCCTGTATACTCTTTTTCCAAGTCAGTTAATAATGCAAATTTAGACTTCGAAATTGTTAGTACAACAATTAGCAATGGCGACTTAGTAGAAGAAGCACCACTACCAGGAAATTCTCTAGCGTTCATTTATAGAGATAACGGTCAAGGACCTGGAAGTAATTCAACAGGATTTTTTGCACACTTTAGACAAGGTTTACTAAACAGAGGAGATTTTACAATTGACTCTCCTGTTCCTAATCAAACAATAGACATTGATTCGTCTAACATAAATCACACAGATGTTTGGTTATACAAGTTAGATTCCGCAGGACAAGAAACTGAGCTGTGGACTAAGGTTGATGCAGTAGAAGGCAACAACATTGTTTATAACAATCTAAATAAAAAGATTAAAAACATCTACACAGTAACAACACGAACAGATGATAGAGTTAGCTTAATTTTCTCCGATGGTATTTTTGGAACACTTCCAAAAGGATCGTTTAGAATCTATTACAGAATCAGTGCAAATAAAGATTATACAATACTTCCAGCAAACATCACTAACGTAACAGTTAGAATACCGTACATTAGTAGAATAGGTAGAACAGAAACATTGACTATTGTATTGTCATTGAAAACAACTGTAACTAATGCAAGCAGCACTGAAACAATCGAGAGCATAAAAAATAATGCTCCTGCAACTTATTATACTCAAAACCGTTTAATAACTGCTGAAGATTATTCGATTGGTCCACTTGC